TTATTACCAAGTCAATGTCCTTGGAATCCATGATTAGGTTTTGCTGTGAATTTATTCGCAACAGCAACAACAATCATGATTCTTAATGAATTGATTTTGGTTATGACCCAATGGTTCAGATGTTGAACATTGGTGTCTGACGCATATCGCCAACAGGTAAGCAAAGGAGAAGGGCGTTTCGCCAAAGCCTATTGCCTCCCCAGTAGCTCGGAGTAAAACTAGCCACAGGATGCTGCTGTATAACAAGCAATTAATGAACCATGGCCTATTATAATCAAGTTATACCCATCGTGCCCGCTCAACCACGACAGGGTCAGTTTAGAGCCGATGACCGCCCAGTCATCGCTAGCTTTTTTTATAATATGCGCAAAATAGCACGAAGAATGAAGCCGACTCCAAAAATAGAAACAGCTAATGTTTTGAAGGGTGAGAAGTTCGTAGAGAAGGTTACCCCAATCCAACTAAGTAATGCATTCGAATTACTGGTTGATCAAGCAGGTGGGGTTGTGAACGACGAGCATATTGACATCATACTAGAAGAACAACCCAAAAAGGTAAGAGATGTCATCAAGAAAGTTGACAAATTCGTTTTAAATCGTTCAACTCATAACGCACGAAATCTGAGAGAGGAAAAAGGCGTTGCTGAACACACCGCTGCAGCAGCCTTTATTGAAAACGTAATACCGATGAACGATCGGTTTGATTTAGAGAATGATTTAGAAAGGATAAAACCAAGTAAGCGAATTAAGCGTGAGTATCGTAAAGCAGTTGAAACAGTTATCCATAAAGATATATACTATTATATGAAAATCAAGTACTTTATGAAAGAAAGAACACCAGGAATGGTGCAACAAATTATTAACGATGCACGCGTTTATTTAACGAAGAAAGGCAGTTCTTTAAATACAAAAGAAGATTACGAAATGATCAGTTCATTAGTATTAGCCATATGGTTACCATCTAGAGAAGAACTACGGTTCAGATCATCTATGAAAAATGCCGTCGTATTGGACGGTATCAATGCTATCAATAGGTTCAACAAGGGTGATCTAGGAGTCGCTAACAGATTCTCCAATCCGATGCCAAGTGTGTCGAGGCCTAGCTTTTGGAAGAAATCTGTTAATTTAAATGAACCAAAACAATAAGACAACCTAAATTCATCAGTAATTCGAATAGCGAACCATTGCACAACCATGGTTCCTGAATGCAGGGCGGATCGAGATCTTGTTACTTTACCCCTGAGAAGGGAGGATCAAGATCCGGAATTACTGATTGATACACGGAATTTAGGTTTTCATAAACAATCATACCATTATAAACTTTTCGATTTTCCACCCTATATCGAGAGTATTATAGAACCACAAACCTTCTATAATAATTGCTATTGCAATGAATATAATGCTATGGTGGGTAGACACTTTATACCGGATCTACCTGAGAACAATAACAACCCTGCTTTAACTAATTTCTTTATTGATGAAAATTTGAAATATAGTGATATAATGAAGGAACTTATGTTTGAGATGGGCGGGTACAAACCACCCACTTATCAACAAGTGATAAAAGACACCAAAGGATCCAAGAAGAAAAGGTATCAAAGAGCATACGAGAATATACTTAACAAAAGGATTTATTTTGATGAACCTCAATCCAGGGTAAATTTCTTTGTTAAATTGGAAAAATGGCCTATTAGTAAAATAGAGAAACTTAAACCACCTCGAGGCATTCAGTTTAGGTCATACGAATATTTATTAGCTCTGAAAAGAAGCATGACACCGTTGGTCAACCTAACCAAGATTGATAGAGAGCTGGGAGAAATGCCTAGTTTCAATCCTCATAGTGTGTATACTAAGAACAACACACCGGCAGTCATCGCTGATAATCTCAAGAAAGCTTGGGATAGTTTCAAAACACCTGTTGCGGTTTGTCTAGATCATAGTTGTTTTGATGGGCACTACTCGAAAGAGTTGTTACAACATGAAATGCACAGGTATCAACGGATCACTGGTTGTAAGAACAATAGCTTATTGATTCGGTTACTCAAACGCCAGGTCAAGAACAAAGGATTTAGTATGGGCGGTATTAGATTCAAGGTAAAAGGTAAGCGTTGTTCAGGAGAGTACACAACATCACATGGTAACAGTGAAACCAATCATTTGATGATACGAACTATTTTACGGTTTTTGGGCATCACCGAATTTCAAATTTTCGTTAATGGAGACGATTCAGTCATAATTTGTAATGAAGAGGATATGGCGAAAATAGTTGACAACTTACACCTGTTTAGAAATTTCAACATGGAAACAGAGATCGAGCATATTGCGCGAGTTTTTGAAGAGATAACCTTTTGTCAAACATCACCTGTTTGTGTAGATGGAGTCTACACCATGATACGCAAACCAGTTAGAGTGTTGTCGAGACTACCTTATTCATCAACTAATTGGCAATTAGTGTTAAATCGATTTTTAGTCAGTGTTGGTCTATGTGAATTAAGTATAAACATGGGAGTACCCATATTACAAGAGCTCGCTGTCTGGCTTATAAGAAAAGGTGGTTGTGATCGTCCGTTGACCACACATAAAACTGATCATTACGATGCTAAGGCAGTACTGGATATCAAGCCAATACAGCAAAGTACGCGTGAGAGCTTTAATTTAGCTTTTGGTATTGACAGTTATGATCAGCTTAAAATCGAGAAGATTTTAAGGGACGACACTAATAATCGCCCAGATTATACCAGAAGAATTTTAGAAAAACTTAATTACAAATTATATTAATTTCACTTATTTAGTTAGATAGTAGTTAGAATGTCCACAACTAATGTCACAACAACGGTCACTAGAAATAGGAAGATCAAGCGTAAACCTAAGAGTAGTAACAAGACAAAGAAAGTTATGTTTAACAACCAATCAGCTCCCATATCCAAAAGCGTTAGAATGGTTAAGAAGCCAGCTACGATAAAGTCAACAACCGGAACAACGATTTGTGTTGCTCACACTGAATTTATCGCTGATATAATATCAACAGGTTCAGCTTTTGCAGTTACACGCTATGCTGTCAATCCTGGATTAAACGTAAGTTTTCCATGGTTGTCAAACATGGCAAATAATTATGAATCATATAAATTCAAGAAGTTAGAATATCAGTATAAACCAATTTGTGCCACTTCAACACCAGGTAAGGTTATTTTGGCTATAGACTTTGATGCCGCAGATGCGGCACCATCAAGTAAATTAGTTATGAATTCCTACGAAGGTGCTGTTAGTTGTTCACCTTGGGATTTAATAACTTATAAAGCAACCAACGCAAACTTAAATAAGTTTGGTGTGCAACGATTCGTTAGAGTTGGTATTGTACCTACAGGTACTGATATCAAAACATATGATATAGGCAATATATTGGTTGGAACTTCGAACACACCAGCTACTTCAACAACATTAGGAGAGCTTTATGTGACTTACGAAGTTGAGTTTTATACCCCACAATTACCAGCATCCATTTCTTTAACACCAGGTACGGGGGAGACCAATACGTTTGGATTACAGAATGGAGTCGTATCCATATCAGCAACCGGTATAGCATCCTTAACTGCATCATATTATAACAGATTGATGTATTATATTGTACAACAAGCAGTCATACCAGGGAATAAGATGCTTATGGATATAGCTGTGAATCCTTTTATCAATAAGCCCATAAGATGGGATTTAAGTGCACCACTTAACACAATAATTGGTTGCCCAGCCGATATATCAGATGGTTTGTTTGGATTAGATTACATCACCAACATCGTTAATATATTTGCACCGTCATCTGATCAATATTATAACAGATCTTGGGTTTCAAGACCGACCAGATCCTACCAACAGGACCATAATACACCTAGATTGAGTGTTTATCGATTTGAGATACCATGGGTAGCAACAGGTAATTCCATCCTAAGATTGGTGTGTCAAACACTGGAAGGGTATCCAAATGACGTTGGCACTAATATGTATGCATTAGGAGACTCATTTTCATCACCATTGATTTCTAATGTAAATTTTGATTGGAACAATCCAGGAAGTGTTGCCAACAACATGTTATTGAATGCTGCGACAAACGATATAGCAGATCTTTTAGCGACTTTTGAAACATTATAGTTGAATGGCCACTATTAGTACCGTGCATATTACTATTATTGCTTTAGTTATTATTTAGTTTTATATATAGATTAGTCATAGTTATAAATAAATAAATAACATTGAGCGAGGTGTTCATCAGTATCCATGAACATAAATATCTCATTAAACTAAAAATTGGACTTATTACTAAATAAACAAGATTAGTTAGGTGAAAGTTGAGGAACCACGTAAAGAGTTCGATCACTAGCGGGCACTACAGATCGGCGCGGACGAGTATCAACCAATCACAACAATTCTATATGGCGAAGGAAGGATAACCATATAG